CCCCACAATTTTCGGCCCGGCTAGACCCCACCCCTCAACCAAGCCCCCCTTTACAGGAAGGTACCATCCAAAACAAAGAGATGCTAAGTTACGTTAAACAGCGTGTAGCGCTGCACCCAGAGGACGTGCCGATGATGATCAAGATTGACGAGGAGCCCATAGCGCTCGAGGCTAGCGAAGCTGGATATATGTCCACGTTGGAAGCTGCCGCAGGCGCTGTCAGACTGCTGGAGTCCGCAGGACTGGAGATCGCGTTCGGTGATGCGGATATAGATGATGCTGCTGCGACGGCTAGACAGGCTGCACGTGCTCCGCACGTGCTACAGCAACAAAGCTCGATTAAAGCCCTGACCAAGAAAACACCTGCGGCGCTGCTCCTGACGGAGCGAATCCTGAAGGAGTATGGTCACCAGATCGTGCAGGAAGCCGCTCAGGTGCGACACATGGTGGTGAACAAGCTGATTCAGGAGACTGAGAACCCCGATGCACGCATCCGCGTGAAGGCTCTTGAGCTTCTAGGCAAGGTTTCCGACGTCGGTCTCTTCACCGAGAAGCAGGAAATCACCATCACGCACCAGACAAGTGATGACCTGCGTCAGCGCCTCCGGCAGAAGCTGGAACGTCTGATCGACGTCACCCCAGAAGATGGCGTAGAAGACGCTGACGTCGTCTACGATGATGAAGAAGAGGCCCAAGAGTGACCAAAAAGAAGAGTGACTACCAGCCGTACCACGTCTACCCAGTGAACGACCTCAAGGAGCACGAGATTTCTGACCGTTGCTGGTGCGATCCGGAGCTGATCGAGGGTGTCTGGGTGCATAATTCGGCGGACGGAAGGGAACATTACGAAAATGGCGACCGAAAACCCCATTGAGTTCAGCCGAGAGGAGCTCGAGACGCTCCTGCAGCACGTTGATGCCCTCGACGAGCGCGAGCTTGCCGAAATTGAGACCATGCTCGAGGAGTTGGACCGTCGGGCACAGCTGCAGGCTGCCAAGGACGACCTGATTGCGTTCTGCAAGCGCATGGACCCTAACTATAAGGTGGGCAGGCACCATCGGAAGCTCGCAGATCAACTTATGGCCTTGGAACAAGGCACAAAAGATCGCGTTTGTGTCAACATGCCACCCCGGCATGGCAAAAGTCAGCTCGTGTCCATCTACTATCCGGCTTGGTTCATCGGCAGAAACCCGACGAAGAAGGTCATGATGGTGTCTCACACGACCGATTTGGCCGTGGATTTCGGTCGGAAGGTGCGAAATCTTATCGATACGCCGCAGTATTCCGAAATATTCCCCACGGTGGGCCTTGCGACCGACTCCAAGTCCGCTGGGCGGTGGAACACGAACATGGGCGGCGAGTATTTCGCCTGTGGCGTGGGTTCGGCCCTCGCGGGCCGTGGTGCTGACCTCCTGCTGATCGACGATCCGCACTCCGAACAGGACATCCTGAACGGTAACTATAATGTGTTCGACAAAGCCTACGAGTGGTTCGCCTACGGTGCGCGTACCCGTCTGATGCCGGGTGGGGTGGTGGCAGTGGTCCAGTGTATGACTGGCGACACTCCTGTGCTTCGTCCTGATGGCTCGGAGACGCCGCTGCGCGACATTCGTGTTGGAGACGAGATCGTGTCGTTCGAGTCAGGAGCCCTGTTTGCGAGAAAGGTCCTGAACCATCAGTCAAACGGAGTTGATCGCGTCTTTACAATCAAGACGACCTCAGCTAAAACTGTCAAAGCTAACGAGAGACATCCGTTCCTCGTTGTCAGAGATGGAGAACCGAAATGGGTACGGCTGAGCGGCTTGAGGACGGGCGATACCGTTGTATCACTGACGGATGCGACCAAGCTGCACGGGCAAAATCAAAGCCCGGAAAATGTGCTCGCTGTCAGTCCCGCGACTCCTACCATAGAAAGCATCCAGACGCCCCGCATTTGGGCGTCGGGCACCACGGGAAGTGGAAAGGGGCCGTATGTACGGTCGATGGCTGCGGGCAAGCCGCGAAGACAAGTGGCCTTTGCAACGCACACTATGGAAAGCGGCGCTGGGCCGAGGGCAAAAGCCGTCGAAGCTCCGAAAAAAATAGGAGCGCTCACCTCAAGCACCGCTATGGCATCACGCTGGATGACTACAACCAGATGCTTGCTGAGCAAGGCGGTCTCTGTGCTGTCTGCGGCAAGCCGCCGAGCAAGGAAAACACTCGCGCGCATTGGAACAACAAACTCTGTGTGGACCATTGCCACGACTCCAGCAGGGTCAGGGCGCTCCTCTGCAATGACTGCAACCTCGCAGTCGGATACGCAAAGACTGAACAAATCGCTCTGGCGGTTGCAGAATATATACGCACTCACACTCGACACGATTGAGAGCGTCGAGTGCTCCGGAGACGAGGAAGTGTTCGACATTCAGGTCGAGCGCAGTGAGAACTTCATCGCAAACGGACTGGTGAGCCACAATACAAGATGGCACCAAGATGACCTGACCGGGCGGCTCGTGCGTGACATGACGAACAACGACGACGCCGACCAGTATGAGGTGGTGGAGTTCCCGGCGATTCTTGAAGTCGAGGATAAGGCGACGGGTGAGATCACCCAGAAGCCGCTCTGGCCTGAGTTCTTCGACATGACGGCACTGCTGCGGACAAAGGCGTCCATGCCCGTGTTCCAGTGGAACGCTCAGTATCAGCAGAACCCGACGGGCGAAGAAGCTGCCATAATTAAAAGGGAGTGGTGGAGACTGTGGCCGGATGAGGACCCGCCGCATGTGGAGTACATCATCATGGCGCTCGACGCTGCCGCCGAAGCCAACAACCGTGCCGACTTCACCTCTCTAACGACGTGGGGTGTGTTCTATAATGAAGAAGAACACATGCACCAGATCATCCTGCTGAACGCCATCAAGCAGCGGTTGGAGTTCCCGGAGCTCAAGGCGCTGGCGATGGAGCAGTATAAGGAGTGGACGCCGGACGCGTTCATCGTTGAAAAGAAGAGCTCGGGCACACCGCTGTATCAGGAGATGCGGCGCTCGGGGCTGATGGTGTCGGAGTACACGCCAGTCAGGGGGACGACGAACAGTCCGAACAGCAAGATGGCACGCTTGAACTCCGTGTCCGACATCATATCGTCCGGGCTGGTCTGGGTTCCGCCGAAACGCTGGGCGGAGGAGCTCGTGGAAGAGGTTGCAGGCTTCCCGTTCGCGTCAAACGATGATGCGGTGGACACCACGATCATGGCCCTGATGCGGTTCCGTCAGGGTGGGTTCATCAGATTGCCCACCGACGAGCCAGATGAGCCCTTGCCATACAGGGGCCGTGTCGAGTACTATTAATCTTGACGGGAGCTTGCTGGTTCTTTTTGTCCGTCATCTGTGGTTCTCCCTGTTGAACTTAGACCAGCCGGTCCTCCCCCGGCTGGTCTTTTTCTTCCTCTTCCTAAAATTGCGTATTGTGTGATACGGTCTCACAAAGACCTGTAGGGGATACGCCATGGCAATCGCTAAGCCGATGACACCTTTTGAGCTTGGGCCTGATGAGGACCCGGAGATCGAAGTGGACGTCGTGACCGACGAGGAACCCACTATTGAGGTGGACGCCGAGACTGGGGACGTCACGGTTGCCTTTGGAGACGAGACCGATGACGGCGAGGAGGTGGCAGACGAACATGGTGCCAACCTCGCCGAAAACATCAAAGAGGCAGAGCTGCAGGCTATCGCCTCTGATCTGATCGACTCGTTCCTCTCCGACCGAGACAGCCGCAAAGATTGGGCCATGGCCTACATCAAAGGTCTTGATCTCCTCGGCATGAAGATCGAGGACCGCTCGCAGCCGTGGGAAGGGGCGTCCGGTGTCTATCACCCGATGCTGACTGAGGCCGTGGTGCGGTTCCAAGCGCAGGCTATGAGCGAGCTGATGCCCGCATCAGGTCCTGTGCGGACAAAGATCATGGGAAAAATCACGCCCGAGAAGGCCGAGCAGGCTCAGCGGGTGATGAACGAGATGAACTACCTCATCACTGAGGTCATGCCTGACTATCGCGACGAGATGGAGCAGATGCTGTTCCGGCTGCCGCTGGCGGGCTCCGCGTTCAAAAAAACGTATTACGACCCAATCAACGAGCGCCCGTCGTCTGTGTTCGTGCCTGCTGAAGACTTCGTGGTCTCTTACGGCGCGTCTAACTTGCAGGCGTGCCCGCGCTATACGCATGTGATGAAGAAGACCGACAATGAGGTCCGTGAGCTGCAGGTGGTCGGGTTCTACCGCGACGCGGACCTGCCCGACGCCGAGAAAGACCTGTCGGAGATTGAGGAGAAGTATAACGAGCTGGCGGGGGACAATCCCTCCATGGACGACGACCCGCGTCGTACGCTCCTCGAGATGCACGTGGATATCGACCTGCCCGAGCCCTACGCCGACCCGGATGGCATCGCGCGCCCTCACGTGATCACTATCGACAAGACGTCAAAGACCATCCTGTCCATCCGCCGTAACTGGAAAGAAGACGACCGGAAGAAGCGCAAGCTGATGCACTTCACGCACTACCCCTACCTGCCGGGTATGGGGTTCTATGGTACCGGTCTGATCCACCTGATTGGTGGCCTCGCGAAGTCCGCCACGTCGATCCTGCGACAGCTCATCGACGCTGGTACGCTCTCTAACTTGCCTGCCGGGTTCAAGGCCAAGTCTTTGAGAATCAAGGGAGATAACACTCCTCTGATGCCGGGCGAGTGGCGTGACGCTGATGTCACCAGCGGAACACTGCGAGAGAGCCTGTTGCCCTTGCCGTACAAGGAGCCCTCCGGGACTCTGTATCAGCTGCTGGGGAACGTCGTCGAGGAGGGCCGTCGCATCGGCTCCGTGGCGGACATCCAAGTTGGCGACATGAACGCAAACGCGCCTGTCGGCACCACTCTTGCCCTTCTTGAGCGCAGCCTCAAGGTCATGTCGGGTGTCCAAGCGCGCCTGCACGCAGCCTTGAAGCAGGAGCTCCGCATCCTCGCCCGCATCATCCACGACTACATGCCGGAAGAGTACGCCTACGAGACGGAGGGTGACTTCAATCGCGTGGAAGACTTTGACGGTCGCGTGGACGTGATTCCGGTGTCCGATCCGAATGCGGCAACGATGGCGCAGCGGATTATGCAGTATCAGGCGGCTCTGCAGCTCGCGCAGCAGGCTCCGCAGCTCTACGACATGGGCAAACTGCACCAGCAGATGCTTGAGGTGCTGGGTATTCAAGACGCTGCAGACATCATCAAACTGCCGGACGACATCAAGCCGATGGACCCGGTGGCCGAGAACATGGCCATCCTGAAGCAGGAGCCGATCAAGGCATTCCTCTATCAGGACCACGACGCGCATATCGCCGCCCATATGGCAGCTATGCAGGACCCGATGATCGCTCAGATGGTCGGCCAGTCGCCGTTTGCAGGGGCTATTCAGGCTGCAGCCATGTCCCACCTCACCGAGCACCTCGCCTTCAAGTACCGCAAGGAGATCGAGATGCAGCTGGGCGTACCGCTGCCGCCAGAGTGCGAGCCGCTTCCGGAAGATGTCGAAATTCAGCTGTCCCGTTTGGTCGCACAGGCCGCAGGCAAGCTGCTGAACAAGAACATGGCCGAGGCACAGGCGCAGCAGGCACAGCAGCAGGCCCAAGACCCGCTGACGGTAATCCAGATGAAGGAGCTGGAGCTCAAAGAGAAAGAGCTCGACCACAAGATCGACATCGACAACAAGAAGCTGCAGGTCAGCGCCGCCACGCAGGCGGGCAACCTCTACATCCAGCAAGAGCGTGTCGAGAGCGAGAACGAGCGGTCCGCCGCCAACACCATGGTCAAGCTTGCCACTGACGCTGTCCGCGAGAACGTCAAGGCGCAAACGGAGGGCACGCGGCTTGCCCTTGAGGTGTCCCGCTCGCTCCAAGAACGCAAAGGGCCGCTGGCGCAGGGCGAGGGTGGCGAATGAACGACACGATCTTCACTTATCTGCTGCGCAGTCTGACTGATCGGAAGCAGGCACTACAGGAAGGCCTCGCCAGTGGCGGGGCCAAGAACTACGAGGAGTATTGCCGCATGGTGGGAGAGTACTCTGCTCTACAGCGTCTGGAGGCTGACGTAAAAGACCTAGAGAAAAGGTTTATTGCGGACTGACGCCAACCGGTATACTTCTTTGTGCTACGCGGATGTCCCGCGCAAGGCGCTGTGAGCCTTAATCACTGCAGGAGAAAACATGTACACGGCCAACAAAGTCGAAGACGAAGAGGTCAAGGCAAGGCTGCCAGAGCCATCAGGATACCGGCTACTCATCGCCATCCCCGAAATCAGCGAGAAGACAGAGGGCGGTGTTTACATGCCGGACCAGCTGAAGAAAGCTGAAGAAACGGCGTCCCTGATCGGATTCGTCGTAAAGGTGGGTCCTGAAGCCTATTCCGACGAGAGCAAGTTCCCGAGCGGCGCTTGGTGCAAGGAAGGTGACTTCGTGATCTTCCGTTCCTACTCCGGTACGCGCTTCAAAGTGCTGGGCAAGGAGTTCCGCCTCATCAATGATGACACCGTCGAAGCGGTTGTCGAAGACCCACGGGGGTATAGCCGAGCATGAACTTCGGAGACGCAATCCGCGCCCTCAAGGAGGGCAAGCGCGTTTCGCGCACTGGGTGGAATGGTAAGGGTATGTGGTTGGAGCTCCAACGCCCCGACGTGCATAGCAAAATGACCCTGCCATACATCTACATGAAAACCGCACAGGACGATCTCGTACCGTGGCTCGCCAGCCAGACGGATGTCTTGGCCGAAGACTGGGGGATCGTGGCATGAGCGACAAAGCAGAAGACATCGAAGTGGACATCGAGGGCGAGGACGATCTGGAGATCGAAGTCCAAGACGACACTCCGGAGCAGGACCGAGGTAAGCCGAAAGCAGCCGAGGCGGAGCCTGAACCTAAGGCCGGTGCGGATGATGATGACCTTGAGGGCTATTCCGATAGTGTCAAGAAGCGCATCAACAAGCTGAAGTTTGATCAGCACGCTGAGCGTCGGGCCAAGGAAGAGGCAATCCGGCTTCGTGAAGAGGCCATTGCCTACGCTGAGAAGGTCCGCAAGGAAAACGAGGCGCTTCGCAAGGCTTACGCCGAGGGCGAGTCCGTTCTCGTCAACCAGACCAAAGCGCGGTTGGACAGCGAGCTCACTTCTGCCAAGGCTGCCTACAAGCAGGCTTACGAGAGCGGCGACGCTGATGCTGTGTTGGCTGCTCAAGACCGGCTCATGAAGCTGCAGGTTGAGCATGATCGTGTAGCGAACTACCGACCGCGCGGAGCGCAAGATGTGGCTCCAGCACCAGCAAAACAGCCACAACAAGATGTTCCGCAGGTCGCCAAACCTGATGATAAGGCCCTGAAGTGGGCCGAGCAGAACGACTGGTTCATGAAGGACAAAGCCATGACGGGCTACGTCTTGGGGGTCCACGAGGACTTAGTTTCTCAAGGGATTGATCCAGCGAGCGATTTGTACTACTCTAGGATCGACGCTGCGGTTCGCCGCACGTTCCCAGATAGGTTTGAAGACGGGTCCATCGAGGAAAAAGCACCCCGTCGTCAGGCTGGCGTCGTGGTCGCCCCCGCTGTTCGCAGCACGAAAGCTCCACGCAAAGTTGTGCTTACCTCAACCGAGGTCGCCCTCGCCAAGCGACTCGGTGTGCCGATTAAGGCATTTGCGGCGCAGAAGCTCAAGGACATGCAAAATGGCTGACCGGACCCCACGTACCCTCGAAACTCGTGAAAACACGAGTCCGCGCAAAAAGACGTGGAAACGACAGTCCATGCTGCCTACCCCCGATCCGCAGAACGGCTATAAGTTCCGGTGGATTCGCACCTCGACACTGGGTAACGCAGACATGACGAACGTGTCGTCTCGGTTCCGCGAAGGTTATTCGCCCGTAAGGGCTGAGGACCATCCTGAGCTGCAAATCATGTCCGATGTTGACTCCCGCTTTAAGGGCAACATCGAAGTGGGCGGTCTCTTGCTCTGCAAGGCTCCGATTGAGGATGTGCAGGCTCGTATCGAAGGGCAACTCGAAATGGCTCAGAACCAGATCGACGCCGTCGATAGGAACTTTATGCGAGAGAATGATCCCAGAATGCCCGTGCTTCGGCCTGAGCGTTCGACCAAGACCTCGTTCGGTAAGTAATTACCGATAACCGAAACTGTAGATGAAGGAGAGAACCTATGGGTTCGATCAATGCTCCCTTCGGTCTGCGTGTGACTGGCCGTCTCGACAATGGCTCGCTGGAGGTTTTCCGCCAGTATCCCATCGCGTCGGGCTACGCTGCGAATATCGCGGCAGGCGACATCGTCATGCTGACCGACAACGGTACCTCGACCACGATCACCAAGCAGACCGCCACTGGTGACACCTCGACTGACATCGCCATGCTTGGCGTGTTTGTCGGCTGCTCGTACACTGACCCCTCGACCGGGCAGGTTACGTTCAGCAACATGTGGCCCACCGGCACTGTCGCTTCGGACGCTCTGGCGTTCGTCGTTGACGACCCGCAAGCTCTGTACGTCGTTATGGCTGATGAAGCCATCACCAACACTCTGGACATCTACGGCAAGAACGCCGCGATTGTTCAGGGCGCGGTGAACACCACGTTCAAGGCTTCCCGCGTGGCACTCGATGCGTCCACCATCGGCACGGACGCCAACCTCCCGCTGCGAATCATCGACTACGTCGGTGGCCCACGTGGCGATGAAGTTGGCACCACCTACCCGCTGCTGGTCGTGAAACTCAACTACACGCAGCTGACCGCTGCCGTTGGCGTGTAAGGAGGGCTGAACCATGGCAATTTCACGCGCACAGGCTCTCAAAGAACTTCTGCCCGGTCTGAACGCTCTGTTCGGTCTGGAGTACAGCAAGTACGAGAACGAGCACGCAGAAATCTACGAGACCGAAACCTCCGAACGTTCGTTCGAAGAAGAGGTCAAACTGAGTGGTTTTGGAGCAGCTCCGGTCAAGCCGGAAGGTTCCGCCATCTCGTATGACAACGCACAGGAATCGTTCACCGCTCGTTACAACCACGAGACGGTGGCCATGGGCTTCTCCATCACGGAAGAAGCTATGGAAGACAACCTGTACGACTCGCTCTCGGCTCGCTACACCAAGGCGCTCGCTCGCGCCATGGCGTACACCAAGCAGGTCAAGGCGGCTTCGCTGCTGAATACGGGCTTCACCACGTTCCAGTCAGGCGACGGTGTGACCTTGTTCAGCGCTTCGCACCCGACCGTTTCGGGCGGCACCAACTCCAACCGCCCTGCGGTGGACACCGACCTCAACGAGACCTCGCTGGAACAAGCCGTCATCGACATCGCTGCCTACCGCGATGAACGTGGCCTGCTGATCGCGGCTCGCCCGCGCAAGCTGATTGTTCCGCCGAGCCTGATGTTCGTTGCGACGCGCCTGCTGCAGACGGAGAACCGTCCGGCGACCGCCGATAACGACATCAACGCCCTGCGTACCAACGGGTCGATCCCCGAGGGCTACCGCGTCAACCACTACCTGACGGACAATGACGCGTGGTTCCTGACCACCGACATCCCGAACGGTATGAAGCACTTCGTCCGTGTGGCGATGTCCACCTCGATGGATGGTGATTTCGATACAGGGAACGTGAGGTACAAATCGAGAGAGCGCTATTCGTTCGGCGTTTCCGACCCGCTGGGCATGTACGCTTCTCCCGGCGCTTAAGCCTCTGAAAACAAAGGGTTTTGCCCGGATCAGGCCCGCTTCGGCGGGCCTTTTCTTTTTTATTTGCGGAAAAACGCTTGACTCCATCGGGTAAGCTACGTTACATAGCTTTTATCGAAATCGCCAAGGAGGCTAAGATGGACCACACGGGCAAAGCTGTCATCTACAAAATCATCAATCTTACAAACGCCAAGTTCTACGTCGGAAGCACCATTAAGGCGAAAGAGCGTTTTCGCACACACCGCCGAAAGTTGCGGGCTGGAAAGCACCACTGCCCGCATTTACAGCAAGCATGGAACAAATACGGGGAAGACGCATTTGTTTTTAAGGTTATAGCTGTTGTAGACGACCCGTCCGAACTGCACGCAGTTGAGCAAGTATTCCTTGATGAGCATCACGGCTCTGAACAGTGCTATAACTACGCCCGATATACCGACAACTCGAGCAGAGGGGTCACGCGTTCTCCAGAGCATCGAGCCGCTATTTCGGAAGCGCTACGTGAGCACTATGCCGAAAACGTTCACCCGGCCACCGGGCACAAGCACTCAGAGGAGTCCAAAGCGCTCATGAGTGCCAATCGCATGGGGAAAACTGTGTCTGCTGAAACAAGAGAAAAAATTCGGCAAGTGCGTCTCGGAACCCGCGCATCGGATGCAACAAGGGCGAAACTCAGCGCCATCCGAAAGGGGAAAGAACGTTCAGCTGATCACGCCGCAAAGTACAACAAGCCGATCATAGAGATAACGTCCGGAGAAATTTTTCAGAGTTTGAAGGCGGTTAAGCAGCGTTTTGATATGTCTCCCGGAATGCTCGCAAAAGCTCTTGCTGCCGACAGGCCGCTCATCAGAGGTAAAAACGCAGGTCGACACTTCCGTTACGTGGATAACAAGCTCTAGCGCGGTTAACGATATTGGTGTATCCTGCATCCATGGGCGACATGAGCCGTGCAGACAGGATGCCCTCCCTGACGTTGCACAGACTGTACGGCGAACCCTTGTGCAAGAGGAACTGACATGGCTCAGACTACCTTCAACGGTCCGGTACGTTCGCAGAACGGCTTCCAGACCATCTCCATCAACTCGACCACTGGCGCTGAGACCGTCACGGGCTCCTTCGGCTTTGGTATGGGCACCCCCGCCGCTACCGGCGCAGGTATTGAAGGTACCGCTGCGGTCTATGAGACTTCGGTCTCCCGCAACAACGGCATCGTGACGACCTCGATCATGATCGACCTGACGGGCCTGCAATCGGGCGGCACTGCTGGCGACATCATCGGTAAGAACGGCTCTGGCGTTGCCTACATCGGGC